AATTCAATTAGGTTTCCGTTGAGGTAGTATTCGTGGTTGGACTTGTTATGGTGTTCCTCTATGTAAAGGTCGTGGGTTCGTAGTATATCAAAGAAATCCCTCATTACAGATGCTCGGAGGGAAGGGAAGGACTTACGGCAGATGGTTATTGTTTTGTTCGTCTCTTGCTCGGTATACTTAAAAATGATCCATAGCAAGATATTGTAGGTCTTACCACTACGAGTACCACCTTGCTCTACGATGATTTTCTTATCCGAGCGTAGTAGGTGTCCGAATACCTTATTGGTTTGAATCTTCGCCAAGAATCTCTATTTGGAACATCTTACCTCCCGTTGCCTCTATCTCTTGGCGTTCTACATAGCCTCGTTTCTTACCCTTTGTCTTTAGGTAGAAGATGGTGGCGGTGGAATTCCCGTCTTTAATTTGCTTATGCAGTTGGCTTTCTGCAAAGTCAATAGCGACATCGTTTAAGTCCTCTACGGCCTTTTTGTATTCCGCATCCTCTTGCATCCATAGGTAGTGCGTAGTACGCCCAATGCCTACCGCCTTACAAGCGGCAGTTACAACACCCAAAGATTTCTCCAGAGCATCAAGCATTGCCTTTTTATGTTGTTCAGTTTTGTCCATACGGCTTACCGTTTATTTTGATTTCAAGCGTTGAGTCAAGTTTCTGCATTCGGTCTACAATCACTTGGCAGTACTTCGGCTCAAGTTCCATACCATAGCATTTGCGGTTTAGTTGATGTGCTGCAACCATAGTAGAACCACTACCGAGAAATGAATCCATCACAAGGCCACCATCAGGGCAGCTACTTTTTATGGCTCGCTCACAAAGTGGGATTGGCTTGGGGGTTGCGTGACCTCCTTCACTTCCATCCTTCCTGTGACGTGGGAAGTGCCACACGTTGTTCATATTATCGTGCGTGTTGTTGAAGTATGCACGTGTTTTATAATAATCAGCTTTAAGCACATCGTAATCAGCTTTAAGCACATCGTAATCTTTATTAAACGCTGAACCTTTTGCAGCAGCTCGGATTGCATCGTAATGCTCACGGGTGGGGAAATGCCATTGACTTTTGCTGAAATAGTGCGTGGCTGATGTCTTGCCTGTTATTTCAACAATGTCAGAAGAAGACCACCCCATCCTGTTTCGTTGAGTCAGTAGATATTCACGAATCGCCTCAAAGCCTTCAAAATAGTTGTCTTTATTATTATTGAATCCCTGAACACCAAGCATAACAAACAGGCATTTTTCGTCTGCCGTTGCGAAGCTTCGTGTTGTTTCGGAGTTCTGACTTTGACCGCTACCCTTATCCCACGTTAGAAGGTTTCTAAATGATAGCTTTCCTTCTTTTGCGTATGGCTTTAAGATGTTGCTATATATGTCCATCAAAGGCTCATCAATTCCCCAACAATACCAAGAGCCGTTCTCTTTTAGGTTCATAAACTGAACCGGAATCCATTGCCTGTTAAACTCAAGCAAGTCATCGTAGTTGAGGTTGTCATTCAGAACGCCATCGTTCTCCTTCTTCATTCCGTATGGTGGGTCGTTGTGAGCAACGTCTGCCTTCTCCCCATTCATCAGCCGAGAAACTTGGTCGCTATCGGTAGAATCCCCACAGAGCAGTCGGTGTTGGCCTATCTCTATTAAATCACCAAGTACGATATTGGTTTGTATCTCGCTCGGCATTTCGTAGTCATCCTCCTCTGCTTCCAATACGGGCGTATTGTCAAAAGGCAATTCCAATCCCCATTCCGTCAACGCCTCCACATCCCATTCATTTGCCAGGAGATCCCAATCCCATTCACCGAAGCCTACATTGTCCTTGATGATAAACTCGGCTTTCTGTTCCTCCGTTAGTTGGTCGGCAATTAGGATATCCACCTCTTGCAGTCCAGCAGCTTGACAAGCCTTGAGGCGCATATTACCACCCAGCACTACCATATTGCTATCCACTACAATAGGGCGCAGTTCTAACATCTGGGGGAACTCCTTAATGGAGTTTACCAGCTTCTTGAATTTATCATCCTTGATGATGCGGGGGTTGCTGGGGTTAGGTATAACCTTTTTGATGTCTACTTTCATCTTTTAAATAACTTTCTTTGATGGATTTCTTGCAACCACTCCTTGTGGTGTTTTATATCTCCGTAGCGGACGTGGCAATCCCGACATAGAGCCATTAGGTTTTCAATCGTATCTCGCTCGTTACTTCCTCCCATCCCTCTGGCTTCTATATGATGGATGTCTACCGCTTGTTTGTTGCACACCTCGCAAGGTATCCAATCGGTGGTATCATACCCCATCCCTTGCAAATATACTTTGGTATGCTTCTTCATAAATCCAATTCGTTCTTGCTTACAAAGCTAATACCCCACCATAGCCATCCGATGCTGATGCATCCATCACAGAGGTGAGAGTCGTAGGTGATGGATAGGTGAGGTAGCAGATGAACGCTACCTATGTACTTAAAGGTTTCAATAGTCATTTCTTTGATTTTAATACTTCTTTGATTACTGCTCTATGTGTACCACCCATATCCATATTATCGTGCATCCATTGGATATAGGATTTTTCTAAATCGTTTAGTTTCTTTCCCTTGTGTTTTCCTACAAGCATTATGTGGTCAAGCAATCTAAATGGGGTTGCAAAACGTTGTGGGGCTATGAAGTTTTGAAAGAACGAAGACCTATTTTGATTCATTCTGGTTCTTGATCCATAGGTTGACATTTTGTTTTTCTTACTCATAGCTCATACATTTTGACGTTAATGGTATAGGCTGAACTCTGGCAATCTCTTGCGAAGATCAGCGCATCTCTTTTTTCTTTAAATGTCCTACGAGCGTTAAGTAGCCAGGTGGCATCATCAAGGAATCTGTCATAGATAACAACGTAGCTCATTTTTGTGTTGATTTCAAAATTTCAAGACATAATTCGTGCGGAATCTTGCTTCTTTCATAGCTTCCGTTTAATCCTTGTGTTCCCGTTCGGCTACCTCGTGGGGCTGATATATGGCAAGGCATACCATTTTTACAAGCTGGGATTGGTTTCCATTTTTCGCAATTAGTCCAAATGTCAGTTGGTTTCATTCTTTGATCGCCATATTGACAATATGTTACCGTATTCCGAATAGGAAGCGATTGCATAAATGGCATTTTCCTCAACATACCTCTTGGATTTTCAATAAACCAATATGTCGGTTTTATTTGCTCAATTAACTCAATTGTGCGTAAAACAAGCTCTTGACCAATAATAGCTCCATCTGTTTTTGGTGTTATTGAGTTACCATTCTTATTCCAATTTTTACCAATACTTGCCACCGAAAACGAAGTGCAAGGGGGTGATGCCCAAATAACATCGGGCGCAAATGGTAATTTGTTTACGTCAAATTCACGAATATCTACGGCATATTCAATTCCATCGAATGGAGTTAAATCCGATGAGAATACTTGCATCCCAAGTTCTTCAGCGGCTTTGCCTATTGAACGACTACCAGCAAATAATTCCAATACTTTCATTTCTCTTTGATGTTAAAGGTTTGGGGAGGGCGGTGAAAACCAAACAACTGAACACTAAATACCCTCCCCTCTCCTTATTGTGCTATTTTACGGTCAAGCCATCTGCGGTACATATTCGCAGCTATGGCTATTCTCTGTGGGTAGAATGGATAGTCCTTGCGTAAACGGGCAAGAGCAAGCCTCATAAATTGATCTTTCATTCCAGCTCTCCGATTATGGTGTATGAGTCCAAGTCCTCTCCTTCTATGAAGAATTGCTTGTATAGGGAAATCGCCTCTTGCAGCTTCTTTGCGCCTCGTTCTACAAACGATGGCTTGATGGTATAAATACCCACATCCAGAGAACCCTTGTCGATGACGATGAAAATAAACCTCTCCGGGCTTACGTCAAACAACCTGCAATAGATAGCCGCCTGGAGGTCATAGGAGTATTTCTGTGCCGACACCTTGAAGCCCTTAAGGTCTGCGGTGGTCTTTAGGTCACAGATGAATTTCTGGTCTGGGTCATACATATCCGCTTTAGCGCGGAATGGTAAATCCCCTATTGATCCAATGGCGGGTACTTCAAACTCACAACCCTCGAAGAAAGATAAAGCCCTGCTGTTACGCAAGAGGGCATCCGCTATACGCGATGCCTCATTGTACTCCTTGCGGGTGATAGAACCAGATGGAGCATCCTTAAAGGCTTTGGTGACTCTTGATTGTACCTCCACTACGTTTATCTCCTCCATACGGTGAGGCTCTAATGCCATTAGGTGGACAAGCCTTCCGATGTTTAAGGAATCCGTTTCTTGCTGACCATACTTGGTGATGTAATGGTATTGCTTGGGGGAGTCGAGTATCTGCTTACAAGCAGAGGATGAGAGGGCATACTTTCCAAGATGCCCGTAGTAGAAGTTGTCATCCTTCATTTTTTCAAGGATAGCCTCTTGCTGCCACATCTCTCCGTTTAACAATTCAATCATCGGTCAAGGTCGTTATAGTCCTCGTAGTCGCAGTCATTGCAGATGCCGTGATAGTTCAATACTGCATAGCAGTAGTCGCACCTATCGGGTGCATCATAAGGGTCGATTGCTCCAAATTCAGAACACATAGGTAAAGGCTTTAAGGATTGCGAATGGAGCGAGGAGGGTAAGAATTACCCAAGTGATACCAAAAGCATAAGCCTTGTAGTCATCAAGTGAAGTTGGTTTTTTCATTTGTTATTTGTTGTTGGTTTATTCAAATATATAAACTTTTCAACAAATAGCAAACTTTTTTACTCCCCTCGCCAGGAGGCGTAGCAGACGGCAAGTCGTTGTTCCTTGTCGGGAAACTCGCCCTTCATCTCGTGCATACAACGAGCCATAAAGTCAACTTGCGTTTCTGCGGGGGTAGGTTCTGGGATAGGCATATTACATCAATTTAATTCCATCGTTGATATTTAAATAACCAACCATCTTTGGGATGTCGCTTCTATCTCCGAAGTCGGTGTTGCGCGGGAGGAGTCGTTCCTCCCAGCGTATGCTGATGCGATTGATGTAGAATGCCCATACGCCTATGGGGGTGGAGTTGATGTAGACGGCTCTTGTTCCGAATTTAAGGCTACGCTCCAAGAGGGCATCGTGCTTGTCTCTCTGGATGATTAAATCATCGTAGTGCGCCCTTCGGCACTTGAGTTCTATATCCATACCATACATCAAAGAGTAGCAATCGTAGCGCGAGTATTTCTCCTCGCTCATTGCCAAGTCCTTTAGGAAGTTCGCCTTGACGAACTCAAAAAGCTCACTCTCCTTCGTAGGTACTGAATACTGCATCCAGGTGGTTTATTCGCTCCTTCCAACAAGATCCGCAGCTTGAAGGCTGCTCGTTGGTGTTGAAGATGCGGTTGTACATTTTAAGAAGCACCTCTTGGTCTTTGACGTTTAGTGTGGCGGTTCGCCTCTTGCGATAGTCAGCAAAGAAATCATACTCGTCCTTGACCATACAGTTGGGTTTGCGGTAGCGGAACATCTTGTTGAGTTTCTCCTTACGCGCTTCGCACCCACAATCGATGCCTGTCTTTTCGACAAACCAATCCACCGCAGCCTTGATGCCTGTGGCGGTGGTTATCTGCTCGATGGTATCGCCTAACCCTTCAGCCTTTTTGGGCTTCCTTCCACGATTGGTAGGCTTCTTCGCAGTCGAGTTGGATTCTTTCTTTGCCATTCTTGAGAGTGTTAAAAATAGAACGTGCTGATATTTTGGTTTCCTCCGCAATGCTACGGATGCTCATTGGGGAGTTGTGATATATTTCAAATAGCTTCTTGTCGTACCAATGCCAATCTTCCACATTACCCCAGATATTGTCAATGAGATTGTCAAATTCCTCAAGTGATTCGATGTTGGGTTCTTCGTATATAAGCTCCTCCGGAAGCTCCTCTATGCTTACGAAAGTCACCTTGCGCTTCATCCGTTGGATGGTTGCGTACATATTACGAAGGGTGATGTAGACGAAGTAGGTGTTGACCTCCTCCCCGTACATTATGCGTTCGGGATCTTCAACGTATTTGTGAAGGCGTAGGTACATCTCTTGCACGATGTCCTCCGCAAGGTTTCTCTCGCAGCCGAAGGATTTTAGCATTTTAAGCCAATCCTTGTGTTTTTCTGCGAGAGCCTCAAGCATTATGATATAACTTGGATGATAAAGAAACCGACTGCAATCTGGAGTTCGTAGCGGTAGCCGAGTTCCTCGTAGCCGTTCTCGCCCCAATCAAGCCAATTGATTCCAAACATTAGGCCAACAAGGGGGCTTATTCTAAAGGTCATAGCATTAGCTTTATATTCTCCATCTGTTGCTTGTAAATATACAACCTGTCGGTTTTTTCTTTTTCTTCTCTTAATTCTTGACGAAGGTCTTGGATGACTTTAATGAGGTCTTGGTGTGACATCATAGGCAACTCATCGTTTTCCAGAAACGCCTTGCGGAACTCAAGGGCTTTTTCATAAAGCTCTCGATAGTCCTTGTATTGGATTAACGTCTTGTGGCTTTTCATATAGTGAACCACAGAGGAGTGGTCACGTCCAAGCACTCTTGCGATTTGAACGCAGCCCATCTTTTTGAATGCAACAGAGAAAGCCGTCCGTGCGTAAACGATAGGGCGTTTGCGGGAGTTGTCATCCAATATCTTATTGTTGCGGAAGAATAGCTCTTTGGCGGCTATGAGTTCTTTTATTTCCATTTGGTACGAATCTTTGTTTCCTCCTGGATAGCTCCAGCGTTGTACTTTTCGTTTAGTGTGTTGAGTGACATTTCCCATTCGCCTCTTTGACTGCGTATGGTGAGCGTGGTACGCTCCTTCATCTCATTACAAAAATAAGGAAATTTGCATTCACAACCCTTGCAAAAAAAGGTTTCCCTTGCAACTACCTCAAACACCTCTCCAGCATTACTGCGGAGGTGTTCTCCTGGTTGGAAGTTTTTACAGATTTGATGCTGCATTGTCAAGTGCTTTTTGAAGGTTGTCTATGGTTTGCTTCATATCTTGGTTTTCGTACTTCAGCTTGGCGTTCTCCAAACGCGCCTCATTGAGAAATCTGTTTACGCTACGCTCGTAGTCAATGAAGTAGTTCATCACCCTATCCACCTCCACCAGATCAATCAGCTTGTTAATCACCTCGTTCTGGTCATCTACGGTATCTTGAAGGTTAGCCAAGTCGTTTAGCCAAATGAGGTGTGCGCCAAGAAGCATCTGCTTCTCGCGGATGTGTAGCTCGTTGAAGGT